TTAAAACTTTTCAAGCAAATGGTGGTGGAACTAAGGCTGCGGATAATAACCATCGGCTTTATAATGTCGGTGGCTACTATAATTCCGCGAGCACAATTTCATCAGTTTCAATTAATTCATCAGTAGGTAATTTTGATGCTGGCACAGTTTATATTTACACAAGCGCATAAGGAGCAATTATGAAGATAACAGAAAAAGAGTTTAATGTAGCCACAGGCGAAGAAACAGTTACCGAGCGTGAAGAAACTGCTGCTGAAAAAAAGTCAAGGGAAAAAGCGCAAAAAGATGCATTAGCAGAAAAAGCCGAAGCGGAAGCAAAAGCAGCAGCCAAGCAAGTAATTCTTGATCGCATTGGTTTAACTGTTGATGAACTTAAAACGATACTTGGCTAATGAAGGCTTGGTTATCTAAAGCTGCTGTTCAGTTAAGAGAGCAAACTGATGACTGCTTCCCTGACAGGGATCGCAAAAGTGATGGATGGATTGCTTCTCTGGCACACTTATCTAGAGCAGCCAAATCCGATCACAACCCTGACGAAAAAACAGGATGTGTCAGAGGACTGGATATTTCTGCTGGGCTATCTGACGACAAACGGATTTCAGCATATTTGGCAGATCAGATTAGATTGTATGGGAAAACTCAAGGGCGTATCGCTTATGTAATTTTTGAGGAAAAAATAGCCTCACCTTTACTTGGTTGGAAATGGCGTAAATACAAAGGCATTAACAAACACAATCATCACATTCATATCAGCTTTAAAAAAGATCAAGACAACAATTCAGCGTTCTTTGATATCCCACTACTAGGAGGCAAACAATGAAACTAACCAACAAACATAAAGCAGCAATTAAGTCATATCTAAGAGCTGTTGCAGCCTCTGGTATTACTGTCATATTGGCAATTGTTGCTGATATCCGACCAGAACTTGCAATCCTTGCTGGTGCGTTAATTGCACCTCTTGCTAAAGCAATTGATCCAAGTTCAGGTAAAGAAGCTGATTATGGCGTTAATGCGAAATGACAGCGAACGAATGGGTTGGTATAGCCGTTGGCGTATGCGCCATCTCAACAAGTTTATTAGTGGGTCTGCGCTGGGTTATTAAATCCTATTTGCAAGAACTCAAGCCTAATGGTGGCTCAAGCATGAAGGATCAATTAAGCAGATTAGAACAGCGTGTTGATGATCTGTATTCTTTAATAGTTAAGCGATAATTTATTTATGGCGAACACACGCAAATCATCGAAACGCAAAAAGATCAATAGGCGTATCGTTCGCCGTTCTCCTGAGCCATTAACAAAAATGGATCAACACTACTTGGCTTTGCATACCTGTTATACAGCTGCAAGAAAAGCAGGTTTTACGCCTGAGCACGCATTCTGGCTCATGACGGAAGTAAAAACATTTCCGAATTGGATCGTAGGCGATGGCGGTATCATTCCATCAATAGATCCAACTGACGATCAGGATGATGATTAAGCGCATCGCGTTCGTGAGTGACCTCCAAGTGCCATTCTTTAATGAGAAGGCAACGAAGTCAGTAGGCAAATTTTTAACTAAGTGGAATCCACATCGCACTATCTGCATCGGAGATGAAATTGATCTTCCACAACTTGGTGGTTTTAACGCCAATACAATTGATGAGATGGTTGGCAATATCCATGATGACAGAGTATTAACACAAGAGGTTTTAACTTATCTTGGCGTAACTGATGTGGTAGGAAGTAATCATGGCATTAGGCTTTATCGATCAATCAAGAAACGATTGCCCAGTTTCTTAAATCTGCCTGAAATGCAATATGAGAAGTTTATGGGTTATGACAAGTTAGGCATCAAGTTTCATCCTTTTGGTGTGGACTGGGCGCATGGTTGGACTGCCGTTCATGGTGATGCCTTCCCTCTCAGCCAAGTGCCTGGACAAACGGCCTTAAATGGGGCTAGGAGGCTAGGAAAGAGCGTGGTCTGTGGGCATACCCATAGATTAGGGCAATCAGCCTTTACAGAGGCTTCTAGAGGGCAATTAGGGCGCACTCTATGGGGTGTTGAGGTTGGTAATTTAGTAGATTTAAGCAGTTCAGGCATGGCATACACTAGAGGCTATGCAAACTGGCAAACTGGCTTTGCTGTGGCTTATGTTAAGGATCGTAAAGTGCAAGTAATTACTGTTCCAATTAATGCAGATGGCAGCTTTATATTTGAGGGTAAGGTTTATGGGGCTTGAAACCGACTATCGGGATCGTTCGATTGATGATCATATCGATCAATTTGAGGATATTAATGTTATCTAATCGTTATAAAACACGCCGAAAATAATTAACCAAAGGTCATTGCTTTAAGTCATACTTTATGTAGTCCACAGAGTGTGGATATGTAAGGGAGCGACATGATAGAAACATCAGCAGCTTGGATAGTGCTTTATTGCATTCTGGGCTATTTCATTGGTTGGGGCATTTACTCAACAATTAAAGATAATGCATTCCAGTCAGGTTACTGGAAAGGTCGTAAAGACGGCTATGACATGCACCGCAGGATCACAGATAGCAAGCGAGATCAGGTCTTTGATTATGACAAAAACTGAAAGCCTGTTTGATGAGGTCATTACTACGATCCAACAGCGCGGAAGTGTCTATGGACATCCATACTATAACCACAAAAGAATTGCGGGCTTATGGTCTGCTTATCTCGATTTCCCAATCACACCACACCAAGCTGCTTTATGTATGGCGTTGGTCAAGGTGTCTAGGCTTAGTGAAACCCCAGATCATTACGATAGTATCAAAGACTTCATTGCCTATGGATCTGTCTATAAAACTGTGCTTGATGCAGTCCAAGATGAAAACTGGGAGGATTAATTAATGGCTTTCAATTTGGCAGATTATGAAGATGTGGCTAGTTTGAACAAATGGTTTATATCCAATTTTCCTCAAGGAAGATCTGATATTTCTGTGATTAGCCATGATGCAGTCAATGGTTATATCTTGGTGCAAGCAACTTTGTGGCGCGATAGCACAGATCAGCAACCATGCGTTTCAAACATTGCTTTTGGTGCGCGCGAGAGTTATATCCAAAACATGAAAAAGTTTTATGTTGAAGATACAGCTACTAGCGCATTGGGTAGGGCAATTATTTTATTAAAAGGATCTGACAAAACAGCCACAAAAGATGATATGAGAAAGGTTGAAAGTGAACCAATTAAAAACATTTATGGCAAAAGTGGCAATTCGCAAGTTATTGAAATGGCACTCAGAAAGTCGTTTGCAGATGATGCTAAGCCAGCAAGCGAACCTACAACATGGTCAGTCGGCGATATTGCCGAAGCCTTATCAAGCAAACCTAAACAACAAGAATGCTTACATGGCTTAATGATTCTTAAAGAAGGCACAGCTAAAACTGGCAAGCCTTATTATGGATATGTATGCAGCGCACCAAAGGGGGAACAATGCGATGCTAAATGGGCGGTAACAGCTGCTAATGGCAGTTGGTTCTTCAGAGAGGAGGAATAAATGGGCGACATGATAATGATTGATGGCTCTGGTCTAACTGCGACTTTTACAGATAACGGAGTTAAAGTAGAACCATCAACAATTTATTGTGATACATGCAACGATGACAGATTACTTCATGAGGGCGATCTGCTTCGATGCTATTCCTGTCATTCAATCAATCGGATTCCATAGTGCCGAATTACGAATTCATGTGTGTCAATGAGGGAATGACGATTATAGTCGATCTTCCAATGGATCATAAAATCCCTCATTGTCAACTATGTGGCAAACAATTAAGGCGTGTCTATTCTGCAGTTCCTGCAATTTTTAAGGGTAATGGATGGGCTGGTAAAAATGGTAAAGTTTAGATGCAACTTTTGTTCAGCCAATTCAGAGTTTATCTGGATGGATGGGTATGACACAGCTGATGGTTTCAGAGTATTCCAGTGCCTCAAGTGTTGCGCTATTGGCACAAAGAATCTAGCAGAAGCAACTGACACTCAAGAGCCTGTCATTCGATGTGATAAATGTGGATCATGGCAATTTGTAGATCAGAAATGTCATACATGTTTATTGATTGGGGCTAAATAATGGATGCTGGTTATGTTGAAACTTGGTTAGAAACCGATGATTTACGGATCATGACTTGCCGTCTGACCTGCGGTTATGTTAATTGATTTGGAGTGATGTGATACCCTTAAACGCAAATTCGCTTTCAGAGCGAAAGGGCGATCTGCGAAGCAGAAAGATCGCAAGGTTTGGTT